GGCTCAGGATTTGATTTTTATGAAAATCTGATAAATTTAATTAAAGACGCCGGTTTAAGCCCATTGGATGAAATGATAGTTATGGATTCGATGAAAGATCAAAATGATAAAATTGCCGATGAATTCAGACAAGAAATTTGCGGCCTTAAATTCGAGTTAAATGAAATCATGGAATTGCACGAGCCAGAAGAATTAGATAATGATTCGCTCTACATGGACGATGAAGGCAATATTTACTTGGCTGGCAGCGAAGAAATCATTGGCGCATTCACGGTGATCGAGTCCGGCATCGTAAATGAAGATAATACCAAGTTTATATTTGGCAACCTTGATTATGGCGATCAATTAACTGGTCGCCAGATAGATCAGCTAGCGCGCCTCAAGGCCGTGTGGGTGAACCAATGAACAACCCTAAACTGAAAGATATCCAGCAAATGAGTGATGCTGAATTACTGGGTATGTGGGGCGCAAAGCTTAGTGGCTGGTCAATAGCTCAATTAGAATTATCTCGCCGTGGCATACATTTAAAACCACATGAATCCGTCATTATTCTTGACTATCAGTCTAGTAATAACATTACGAAAAGTTTACACACCCTCAAATCAGAGGTTGTGCAATTTTGGAGGAGGTTGTGCAAGTCATTGTTTTTAAAGGCCGAAAAGTGTGCACACCCTCAAATCAATAAAAAAAGGTGAAAAAAGTGCGTAAGTCATTGATTACAATACATAAAAATACTTGCATTCCTGCTTCTGAGTGTGTTAGTGTCAATCCCCGACACCCAACGGGGTTGTTGGGGTCAAATTGGCACTACACTCAACGCATAGGGTTTGTGTCATTATGAGTAAGCCAGCTAAGGAAGTCTTTGAAAGGCATATTGAAGAAAACGGCTTACCGGAACCAACCAAAGAGCTTAACTTTCACCCAACACGCAAATTCGCTTTTGATTATGCTTGGCACGAACAACGCCTTGCATTTGAAATTGAAGGTGGTGCATTTTCGCGTGGTAGGCATGTACGGCCAAAGGGTTTTACCCGAGATATTGAAAAGTATAATGAGGCTCAATTGATGGGTTGGGTTGTACTACGTGGCACTAGTGAGCAGGTCAAGCGAGGCGATGCGATTAAGTGGGTGTTACAATTCTTCACTGGTGAGTTAGATGAATATGTTGATAGCAAATGACATACACAATTGAATTTGATCGAAAATCAGTTAGGCGATATTACGATGAAGTGCATAATGCGGCTGTTGATAAGGCGTTGCCATCTACTCTGAATAGAGCATTGGCTAAGACTAAGACCAGAGTCAAGCGGCGTATCGCTCAAAAGACCGGTGTGCCACAAAAGCAAATCACTGGCCTGATACGTGAGCGCAAAGCATCGCGCAATAACTTCCAGGCATCTATGACTATTAGAGCTAATACACCTAATGCCATTAGATTTGGCGCGAAGGAACAACGGCGCGCGTTATCGCATAGATCATTCAGGAAGGTAATCAAGAACAAGACCGGCTTCATTGGCAATAGTGGGCGCACTGCATTCAGGCGTGAGCCAAGTGCGAAGAGGCTACCGATCCGGCCAGTGTATGGCCCGAACGTGGCACGCGCATTTGGTGCGCCTAAGAACATGGCAGTTTATCAACGCTTTGCTCGCAATGTGATGCGGAAAGAGTTTGAAGCGCGGCTTGAATTCTTTTTGAAAAGAGTTAAACGTAAACGAGGTTAAACAATGCAAGTGCAAAGGCTTGAGGTTAATGAACAGAATGACGGTGAACTAGATTACCCAAGCCATTGCGGTGATTGTGGAAATCAGTATTTAACACTGAAGGTAAAGAACTATAAGTTTGATAGAAGTGTTGGTTTATCGGTGAATGTTGGTTTATCCGTGGTGGTGTCCTGTCCTTCGTGTGAATGGTATCAACGTATTTATGAAGGCTTAATTGAGTAAGGGTGATAAGACCATGAAATTGAATCAATCAACTAAAGCGCGGCTTGAGTTTTTCTTGAAGCGCGTTAAACGTAAGCGAGGTTAAGACCATGAACTTAATTAAATTTTATAAGCAACTAGAATCACTCGATTGGACTCACATGATGAGTGATTCACTTGAGGTTCACCAGCGTGGAATAGCTGCCCAAAATAAAGTGAGGGCTATATCTGAAAAAAGTGATAGGCACAAAGAACTTTATGATCAATACCATAAATATATATGGTCTGGTAGACACATGGGAACAAAACAACAACCTAAACCATTGAAGCCTTTGGTTGATGAAGCGTTTGAAGATAATGGTCAGTGTCCTTGGTGTGATCAATTTGCACAAGGTTGTACTTGTTAATAATTAGAAAGGCTAGGTTCTTTCCAGCCCTAAGCCACGCGGGTGTCAAGACGCCGAAATTTGAGCATTTTTTGAAACGGAAAACCCGTTTCGTTTTTTCTAATATGATGTGAGTATGAGTGATAAAAAAAACCTAATCGATATAGGGGTATGTCCGGCAAAGGTTGCGGCTGAAGTGTTTGGCTGTACGCCGCAACACCTTGGCAATTTGAAACGCAAGGGCGAGATCAATCAAACCGGCCGTGGCAAATATGACCTTAGAGAATTGGCCGCTTATATGCTTCAGGCGAACACGGCCGACATGAGTGATTTGCAAAAAGCAAAGCTCGATAGCGAGCAACAAAAAGCGCGCCGCCAAAAATTACAAAATGACGAATCGGCGGGTGATCTGATACGATCAAGTGAGGTTGCCGAATTCCTTAATGGCTATACAGGGGAATGGATTAATTTTTATGAGGCGGCAAAGAAGTCAACCGGCGCAGATTTAGATAATGAGACCAGAAAAAAATTCTTCAAAAAACTCGACGAGGGGCGCGCCGGATTGGCTCGCAAACTCCAAGCTTGGGTTGCTCATTCCTTGGGAACTGATTCAGCCAAGTGAAAAACTTACGCTTAATGAGTGGGCCGACAAACATGTAATACTACCTTCAGATAGCGCTCGCGCTGGCCGCTATGAATCATCACTAACGCCATACGTTATACCCTTTGGTAATGCGATAAGCTCAGGTCAATACAAAAGAGCATTCATTGTAATGATGAGTCAAGGTGGAAAATCAAAGACGATGGAAAATGCTGTAGGCTGGAAGCTAGACACCGATCCTGAACCAATTCTTTATATCGGACCAACTAAAACGAATGTCACCAAAGTTGTTGAGCCTAAGATTGATGGCATGATTCGTGATTGTGAAACGCTGAAATCAAAAACGCTGTTTGGTCAAAAATATACTGTAACCAAAAAATTAATTGCTGGCACATCTTTTAGATTTGCTTGGGCAGGTTCAACAACTGAGATTAAAGCCGACACCGCATCAATGGTTTTAGTTGATGAGATTGACGAAATAACAATTGAGGCTCGCGGCCAAGGTTCAATCATTCCATTGGCTGATGCACGCCATAAGTCGTACCCCAATGGCATCACTATCGGTGCATCAACACCGACAATCGGAACCGTTACTGCTGAATTTTTAGAATCAGGCCTTGAACATTGGATTGTTAGCGAAAAAGTAGATAGCGCAATCTGGCTTTTATGGCAAGCTGGCACACGTCATGAGTGGGCATGGCCATGCCCACACTGCAAAGAATATTTTATTCCTAGATTTTACTTGTTGCGTTGGCACGAAGATGCAACGCCAGCCAATGTTCATAAGTCTGCTTTTCTCGCTTGCCCAAATAACGGTTGTGAGATTCACAACAAGGATCGTGAATGGATGAATGAGCGCGGCCGCGCCGTTTCTCCCGGCCAAAAAGTACACAAAAATGGCCGAATTATTGGCCTTGGTGTTGAGTCTATCGACTATACAATGTGGGTTTCTGGGCTGGCTAACCCGTTTCTTTCTCTTGGTGAGTTGGCATCAAAATGGTTGCGCGCGGTTCGAACTGTTGATGATACGGCAATTGCCGGTGTTTTAAACACCGATTTTGGCGAGTTGTATAGTGTCGGCGGTGAAGCTCCAACTGAAGATGCAGTTAGATTGCATTGTACTGATTATAGAACCGGTGAAGTTAATGCCGCTGTTAGAATTATTGTAGTTGGTGTGGATGTTCAAAAAGACCGCTTGTATTATGTGGTCCGTGGTTTTGGGTATCAGTTTGAATCATGGCTTATTGATTATGGTGAACTATGGGGAGATACGCTTGCTGATGAGGTTTGGCAAGACTTAGAGCATTTACTAGAAAGTGATTTTGATTTTAGGCCAGTAAATATGATGTTGGTTGACTCTGGTTATCGTGCTGAGATGGTTTATTCTTTTTGCCGAAGAAACAAATCCAAAGCTAGAGCAACAAAAGGTCACGGCCGCCTTGATCGACAATTTTATGCGTCCAAAGTTGATGTAAGCCCAAAGCGGGGTAAGGTTATTAAGAGGGGGTTACAACTTTGGCATTTTTGTAGCGATACAATGAAAACTTGGGTTCATGGTCGTGTTAATCGTGAGCGTGATTTGGCTGGTCAGTGGTGGCTACCAAGTGATATCAATCAGGATTATTGCAAGCAAATTATTGCCGAAGAACGCGTTGAAAAAGCTAGCGGAAATGCTGTTTGGGTAAAGGTTGATAAAGATAATCACTATTTAGATTGCGAAGCAATGACATATTTAGGTTCAAAAATGTTGAAAAGTCGTTTAATATCGCCCGATAAGGTTCAGAATGCGAAGCAAAAAAAGCCAGATTCACCCGAGCAGCGCTTTCGTAAGTCGCGAAAACAATCATTTAGGCGGGGAAATAAACCATCATGGCGAAGTCATTAAGCGAGAGAATTGAAAAATTAAAGGATATTCGAGACTCTATGCTTGACATCTTAGATGGCCGAGCAAAGAAAGATCACAATTCTTATTCAATTGGTGATAGATCAATAAGTAAAATGACACTTGAAGAAATTCACGCATCCTATCGAAAGATTGATTCAGAGATAGACCGGTTAGAGAGAAGGCATCGCAGGAATTCTGGTATAGGCGGCGGCATAAGGTTTAAATTCTAATGACAATATTTAGCGGTAGTGATATTGGTGTTACTTCACCAAAGAAGCGATTTAAAATGCGGCCAGTTGCAAATCGTAACTTTCAAGCTGGGAGCGGTATTTATGAAAGCTGGACTACTACCAGTTTGACGCCTGATGATTTAGTCAATAAATATCACCGGACGTTGCGCGCAAGATCGCGTCAACTGATGGAGTCAACCGATTTTGCACCTCAATTCGTTCGACTTTGCGTGAATCATATTGTTGGACATGATGGGTTTCGTTTCTGCGCGAAGGCTCGCGACACCAATGAAGAGCTTGATACTGTTGCCAATAAGGCGCTTGAACGCGCTTGGCGGCTTTGGTCTAAAGGTAAGTCTTGCGACTTTAGCGGCAAGCACAATCAAGTTGCACTTGATAAATTGATCTTGCGAACGGTTGCCATTGATGGTGAAGTGTTTGTTCAGAAGCTATTCAATGAAAAAGGCGAAGTTTGTTTTCGTTTGTTTGATCCCGAAACTGTACCGATTGAAATTAATCGGCCGCGAAGTAAAGGCAAAAATTTAATTAGATTTGGAATTGAATATAATCAATTCGACAATCCAGTTGCCTACTATTTTCGTGATGCAAATGGCAAGCTTGTTTTGAACGCGGGCTATCAGTCTGGCAATATAAAGTTGACCCGTATTAAGGCTGATAAAATCAAACACATTTTCATTCAAGATCGCATTGGGTTGCGGCGCGGCTTTCCTTGGATGGCAGCTAGCATGGTTCGATTTAGAATGATTGGCCGGTTTGAGGATGCAGCAATGCAGAACGCTATTGCTGGTGCCTCCAAGTTTGGCATTTTAAGTGGCGAAGGTGCCGATGAAGTTGTTGATCAGATTGAAGAAAATGGCGAAAGAACACTTGATACTGAGGCGGTTACTCTTTATGAGACCGACAATGATGTTGATTTTCACACATTCGATTCGCAATTCCCAAGCACTGAGTTTTCAAGTTTTGTACAAACAAATGTTACTTCATTAAGTGCTGGTGTCGGCATTACTTACCCGACACTTAGCGGTGATTTAAGTGGTGTTAATTATTCATCACTAAAACACGGCACAACTGAAGAACGTGAGAACTGGAAGGGATTGCAACAATGGTTCATTGATGACTGGAAAGATTATCAATATGAAAACTGGATTCCCAGGCAATTGATGATCGGTGTGCCTATTAATCCTAAGTCAAATTTAAGAATGGTTGACTTGGAAAAATACCTTCAGTTTGAATTCAAGGGTCGCCGTTGGATTGGCCCAGATCCGCTTAAAGAATCAACCGCTAATGCGATGGATTTCAAAAACGGCTTCAATTCGCCTCAACGCATCATGGCTGATCGCGGCCTTGACTACGATGAAGTGATTGATGAAATTGCGGTTCACTATGAAAAGTTAGCCGATAAGGGCATTCCGGTTGATGTGGGTGCCAATGCTATCAACGTTTTAATGGGTGATGAAGATGCAAAAGAAAACAATTAGAGAACAACTAGAGTCTGGTGTTTTAGTTCGTGATTTACCAATTGATAAACGATCAATTGATGAAGAAGCGCGAACAATTGAAATATCGTTTTCTAGTGAGAATCCAATCACCCGATGGGGTGAGAGTGAAATTTTAGATCATAGTGGTGGTTCGGTGCGGCTTGATCGCGCCAAGTCTGATGGGCCTTTGCTCATGGATCACAATTGGTCTGATCAAATTGGTACTATTGATGAAATTGGCGTT